ACGACAGTCTAAATGCGAGTATAGATAACTTGACATACGAGATACCATTAATTCAAGACGATAAAATGGTTCAAAACATAGACCCTTCTGCATCTGATATGAAGTTTAATATGTTTTTAGGTGTTTATGAAAATGGTTTTCCTGTAAAGAAAATACGATTAGAAGATGTTAATGGAGACCCTATAGAGCTTAACGCTTCTGATGCTACAGCTATACAAGGCGATAGTGAAAAAACAGATACAAGTCAGCAAGCGATTCATCACTTTTTTGACAACTCCGATAAAGACCGTTTTGTTATATTAAGCCCTAATAATCCTGACCTACAAACAGGTTATACTGATACCCTGCAATGGTCGGATGGACTTACTGTATACATTCCTAGTGGAGAAGAAATTTTGATTAACGGTGAAACTAGATACAGCACCAACTATTTCTTAGAGCCTATAAGCGGCTCATTAAGTATAACGAGAGTGACAAATGTACGTGTACACGACTCACACACATCTTATGGTGATACGGTAAGTACATCTGATGCAGGAGATAGTGAAATAAGAAAAGCTATTACAGGTTCAACTGATTACTCAAATCTTAATTTAACATTTAAGGCTAATCAAGATTACAATCTTTATTTTGATACTGATGTCTATAATGTAAAAAGCTCGTTGGAAAACACAGCAACCTTAAAGCCTTACGAAATACTATTGGCTATTTGTAAAAGATTTAATTGTGGTATATTTTACGAGCTTGATGGCAGTACAAACGTATTAAGGATTGACCCTATAAAATATGTTAGGGAGGGAACGGAAAATATAAATCAATATATTGATGATTTAAAGTCCTTTAAGATTTCTATTGGTGGTGATAAATTCAAAAACATAACACTAAACAACAAAGGATTTAATCATTTTTATGACGATGAGTTTAACGAAGGTAGAATTATAGGTTCAACAACACAAGAGATAAACCCTGAAGGAATATCTGATTTAAAAATTGATTTTGAAAGCGGTGTGTTTTACAGGTCTTTAGCAGGTGGTTTATTAGAAAGACAAATAAATGAAAATGTAAACTCAGGTGGAGTCAGTACAAAGGAAATTGCTTTTACAAAAAATCTTTTTACTAAGCACCAAGACATCGGATTGAAATTCGCATACGTAGACAAACCTCTTTTTAAAAAAAAAAAAAAAAAACCTGTATGTATTACTAATTTCCAAAGAAATTCGTTAGTAACATCTAGTCAAAGAATATATACGTTAGGTGAAAAACACATATTTAACGGTAGGTTATTTAATAAGAACACAGCGAATTGGGATTTATTAGCAGAAGATACTAGCGGAAACACTACCGACTATTACGATTTCTATGTTGATGATGAAAAGATTACATATAGCGATAGCCCTACTATTGAATTTAGTATGGTAATACCAACAACAAATCTTGGGGATTTAGATTTTCTGTTCAAAGAATTTACAGCCTCTAGGATGGTGTCTGATACTATAGTCGTTAAAAGCGTTGAAGGAGAAGTCTATGAGGATAATGCTTACCTAAATGTAAAAGGAATACTTAAATAATTGTAGATTATACAAATGGCTACTTATAACGACTATCCACAATCAGCTACCAACAACGCAAAGAAGGTTCTTGCGTGGAAGGAGAAGTATGGTGACGAGGTAAAAGGTATGACTTCAGTGGGTTGGACTCGTGCAAGGCAGTTAGCTTCAAAAAGAAAACTATCGTATGATACTATTGCTCGTATGGCTGCGTTTAACCGCCATCGCAAAAATGCTGAGATTGACCCTAAGTATAAGGACACTCCTTGGAAAGATAGAGGCTATGTTGCTTGGCTTGGGTGGGGAGGAACTTCAGGCGTTAATTGGGCGATTAGAAAAGCTAAAAGCATCAGAGAAGGAACAGTTAAGCTTGATACAGACATCGCTGACCTCCCGTGGGGTAATCGCAAGGTCAAGGCTAAATGCCCGAGTAAAAATGGTAAAAGAGAGGATTGTAAAAATTCATACTGCTCTTGTTACGCTACCCAACGTGATGATGGAAGCATTAAGAAGTCACCTAAAGCACCTAAAAGCGACACTCCTAACAAAAGCCCTAAAGGTGTTGGAAAGGGTGGAAAGCTTACTGCGAAGGTTATTAAGTCTATAAAGACTAAGGTAGACAAGTACAATGAAAAGTACCCTGACAAGAAGATTGGTATGGGTGCTGCTAAAGCTGTAGTGAAAAGAGGTATGGGTGCATACAACACTTCACATAGCCCGAAAGTAACAAGTGCAACTCAATGGGGTTTAGCACGTTTAAATGCTTTCTTGTACCTTTTAAAGAACGGAAGTCCACAAAATAAGAAGTATGTTCAGGACAATGACTTGCTTCCTAAGTGGCATAAAAGAAGTAAAAAATAATGGATAAGGATTTACCATTGTACGATATTACGTTAGAAGATTTTGAACAAGGAATGTATAAAATTTCCCTTGTAGATAAACCTGCTATCGAAGAAAACTTTATTTATTTCTCTAAGCAAAGCATTGAGATGTTTGCAAACGATGAGAAGCGTGAGGTCGTTGGACCGATTATGATTCCTAACAAAGAGATTTTAAGACAGTCTCCTGAAAATGGTTTTTATTACGTACGCTTTACAGAAGAAACAATTAGAGAAATAATGTACAACTACTCTAAGAAGGGGTTGTTTAACGCATTTGGCATACAGCACGAAAATGATACTGACGATGTTGTAATGCTAGAGATTTGGATGAAAGAATCTGAGAACGACAAGTCTAAGGACTATGGGTTCGACCTTCCAAACGGAACAGTATTCGTAAAGGCTAAAATTGAGTCTGACGAATTATTTAACTCAATCAAAGATGGGGAGATAAATGGTTTCTCTATTGAGATTATGGCTAATATAACACCAACAAATAAAGAAGAAATGACTGAATTTTCATTTGCTAAAGAACTTGGTAAGTTGGAGGCTCAATTTGAGGCAATGACTAACAAGTTCCAAGAGCGTATTGAAGCTTTAGAATCTGAAAATGAGATTCTATTGTCTTCATTGACATCTTTTGAAGAGAAGTTCGCAGGAGTAGAAGACTTGAAATCTGCGATCGAAATGATTCAAAAGCACATCGACTCTATGGCTGATATGGCTGAAGAAGAAGATGAGGAAGAAATGGCTCGTCACAACGAAGAGGAAGACGAGATGAAAGAAGAGAAGTACGAAGCTGTTGAAGAAGCAGCGGAGGAAACTATCGAGGAAGAGTTTGAAGCTGCCGAAGAAGGTGTAGAAATTAAAGAAGAATTTTCTGAAGAATCTACTGAGGTAACAGAGAACTTTGAAGCGGAGGAAGAAGTAAACGAGCAAGAAGTTGAAGAGCAATTTACAGCAGAGCAGACGGAAGAAGTTGTCGCTGAAGTAGAAGATAAGACTATCAACTTTGACAGAATTACATCTGACAAGATTAACCTGATTAATAAACACTTCCCAAGTCTTTATTAATAGTTTTTGTAAATTAAGTAAAACGAATTTTTTTAAAATAAAATATATAATGGGAACTAGCATTAATACTACTCCAGCATTAGCGAATACTGAAAGCTTGTGGGGAGACCGTAGCCGAGATTTGTTTATCGACTCTATGGTAAAATCAGCGGCTGTACTTGACCGCTTCACACTTATTGACGGTGTAAAAAACAAAGTAAACGTACCAATTTTTGACGTAACTACATCTGCTTTCCAAACAGGTGATGACTGTGAATTTTCTGATAACAACACAGCTTCAATCACTGAAAAGGAAATGAGCGTTGAAACTTACTCTTGGAACTTCAAAAACTGTAAGCACGTACTAGAGAAATCTTACCGTGGTATTGCATTGAAGAAAGGTCAACACAATCCTGAAACTATGGACGTTGAGTTCCGTAATTGGGTATTTGATTACTTCGCAAAATTGGCTGCACAAAAAGCATTGACTGTTGCTTCTGCTGATTTGATTACTGAAATGGATGCTGATTCTGATGTAATCGAAGTAGACCACAACTTGACTCTAAGCTCTGCTAACATTCTTGCTGAAATGGAAGATGCTTACGAAGCTATGAGCGAAGTTATGTTGGCAGGTGTATACGGAGATGCAGACCGTGAGTACCGTCCAGCGTTCTTCTTGGGAACAAACACTTACCAAATGTACCAAATCGCTATTGCGAATAAGCACACGACTACTCCTGCAGGTATCGAAGCAGGTGAAGTTCCAACTTACTTCGGTATGGAGGTAATCCACTTCCCAAGTTTGGCTGACAACAAGTTCTTCATCTCTGCACCAAGTAACTTGGTAATGTTGACTGACGACTACAACGATGTTCGTGCGATTGATTCTGAGTACGAGGCTAAAGAAAACGCTGAGTACATTTGGGGTCGCTTCAAAGTAGGTTTCTCTTACTTGAAAGGTGACGAGATTGTACTTGCTCACAATCCTGCATAATAATTAATCAATAATAGGGGAGGTTAATCCCTCCCCTTTTTAATACACATAAATAATATGGCTTGTTCTGTAACTCTTAGTGATGTAACCTACTCTTGTGATGACTTGGGTGTTGGTGGTATCACTGAACTATACCTTGTAAATAAGGCAGACCTTACAGCTACAGCTTCAGAAGGATTAGTTGATGCAACTTTCTCTACTGATGGTTCAAGAACTATCACAGGAACTGTTGCTGCTATTGATGCTGCTGATGGTGTAGAAATGGAATTTAACAACAAAGACGGTTTCTCTGTTTTTGGTGAAGTTAAAACTGTAAACGCTGACGGTACTACTTCAACTGTACCTACTATTTCTTTCGAGACTCCTAAAATGACTCCTGAGAAAGTTACTGCTTTGAATCAAATGGCTAAAGCAGGTTCTGAATTAGTTGCTCTTGTAGCTACTGCTGCGGGAACTTACCACTTAGTAGGCTACGACTATGGTTTGTACATCAATACTGTAGATGGTAACTCAGGTACTGCTCGTGCTGAGAAGAACCGTTTCCAAGTAACTATCACAGGTGAGGAAGATGGTCTTAGCTACACGTTCGAGGAAACTACTAACGATAATGGTAAAGCTAAATTTGACGTCCTAGTGGGCAGCATTAAGGCAGCTTAATCTATATCTTGTAAATTAATACAAGGGAGGGTTGATTAATTTCTTCCCTCCCTTTTTCTTAAAATATATATTATGTATTACATCGGAACAAAAGAGAGTTGTGAGGCTTACAACAGCTTCGTGCTTGGTTCTCCAAGAAGAGAGGACGTAAGAGAAAACTCAAAAGTAATTGCTCATCCTAACGGTGTAGATTTTGCTGTAGAAGTTCACCCATTAGTAAACGCTTCATTCTCACAACAGGTGGAAGAGCTAGGGAAGGATTGGGTAAAGAAACCTAAGAAATCTGTAAAAGCAGCAGAACCTAAAGTAGAGGAATAGTATGGCAAGTGTAAACTTAGTAGTCAGAGAAGAACTCGATATAACTTGTATGCAAAACGATACATTCAAGTTAGATATGGATTGGGAAGATACAAATGATGACCCAATCGACCTAACTAATTATACGTTTAAATGCGAGGTTAGAAAATCAAAAGACAGGACTGCTGTTCTTACATTTGGAACAAATGATTTTACCAAAGATGCTAGTGGCAATCTTCTTATGAAGAAGTCTGCTAGTGATATGAATGTCAAAGCAGGAGTTTATCAATACGACCTACAGGCTACAGAAACTGTATCAGGTGATGTAGCTACTTGGTTAGGTGGTTTATTTGTTGTACAAGGAGATATTACTGAATAATGAGTGTAAGTGTAAATTTATCAGAAGCAAACGAGGTTTCAATTATTAAACAAGAAATTGGCTCAGTTAGCTTAACTAACACTACCCCTAATGCCGTTACCGTTAGTAAGGTTGCTGTGGGTGCAGAGGGTGATAAGCATTACACACACATTCAGACAAATGCTACTGACCAATGGGATGTTACTCACAATCTAGGGAAAAGAGCATCTGTCAATATTGTTGACAACAATGGATATGAAGTTATAGCTCGTATACATTATATGAGCGATAACAGAGTTATAATCGAGTTTAGTCAGCCTGTATCAGGCAGCGCATATTTTAATTAATTTTTACAATGGCAATTAAGTTTTTAAATAACATAGACCTCAACGGCTCGTTAGACTTGAACAGCAACGAGCTTATAGATGCGAGGTTAAGTAATTCCTCAACTAACCCTTCAACGGCTAGTGCAGGACAAATCTATTACAATACCAACGACAATGAGATTCGTTTCTATAACGGCTCTGCTTGGATTAACCTAAGCTCTGCAACAGGAGACATCACAGGTGTTACTGCAGGAGATGGTCTTACAGGTGGTGGACAATCAGGAGCTATCACATTAAATATTGGTGCAGGTACAGGTATCACTGTAAACACAGATGACATAGCTATTTCAGCAGGTGGTGTAGGAACAACACAGTTGGCTGATAATGGTGTCACCCTTGCCAAGATGCAGCAGATAGCTACAGATTCATTCCTAGGTAGAGATACTACAGGAACAGGGAATGTAGAGGTGATTACTGCTAGTGCTGCTCGTACTATCCTTAATGTAGCAGACGGAGCAACGAATACCGAAGAACCTGCAATCAACAGAGGTGGAGGTACACCAACACTTGCAACAGGAGTTACAGGTGCAGAGGTTCGTACATTGATTGGCGCAGGTACTAGTTCTTTCTCAGGCTCATACAATGACCTGACTAACAAACCAACTATACCTGCAGCAGCTAACGATGCTACAATTACCATTACTGCAGGAGACGGTCTTCAAACAGGTGGTAACTTCACTACTGACCAATCTACCAACGAGACTATTACGATTGATGTAGACAGCACTGTAGTACGTACCACAGGAGCGCAGTCAATCGCAGGAGATAAAACATTCTCTGATGATGTTATTATTAGCGGTGATTTAACAGTAAGCGGTACAACTACCACTGTAGATACTGCCAACCTTGTTGTTAGTGATAATATCATTGTGTTGAACAATGACGTTACAGGAACGCCTACTGAGAACGCAGGTGTTGAGATAGAGCGTGGTACAGCATCGAATGTATTGGTTCGTTGGAACGAAGGCACTGACCGTTGGGAGTTTACTAACGATGGAAGTAACTATTACAACATTCCTATTTCTTCTGAATACACCAACAACGTAGGTGATATTACAGGTGTTACAGCAGGAACAGGTCTATCAGGTGGAGGTGCTTCAGGTTCTGTAACACTAACTAACTCTGACAGAGGTTCTTCTCAGAACATATTTAAGAATGTGGCATCTGATAGTGGTACTGCTGTAGCGGATAACAATGATGATACGCTTACAGTTTCAGGTGGTACAGGAATCAGCACAAGTGTATCAGGAGATACATTGACTATTGTAAACGATAGCCCTGACCAAACGGTAGCACTTACAGAAGGTTCAAATGTAACTATCACAGGTACTTACCCTAACTTCACTATTGCTTCTACAGATACTCAGTTATCTGAAGAACAAGTAGAGGATTATGTTGGTGGTATGGTTACAGGAAATACTGAGTCAGGTATTGCTGTTACTTACCAAGATGCAGACGGTACATTAGACTTTGTTAACGAAAATAAAGTATATACTTCATCACACTCATCGGCTACTTCTATTAGTGTTGCAGGTACTACACACGGTGTTGATTATCCTGCAAACATTCAGTTGTTTGACAACTCAGATAGTGGTAGATTAGTGTTTGCTGATATTACTATGAACCCTACAAGCGGTGACATTAGCATTACAGGACTACCAAGTAGTGATTACGATTTGGTAGTTACAGGTTTACGTTCGTAATTAAAATAAATATATATGGCTAAGGTCTTAGGTAATTTAGAGATTGATAATGGAAACCTAGGTGTCAATACTTCTAATCCACTTAAAAGTATTCAAGTGGGTGGTGGTAGTACTAGTGAAGTAGTAAGAGTATACTACTCTGATGCTAGTTATATGGACATCACAGGCTTTGGCTTACAGATGGCAAGAGCGGCATCTTATATAAGAGCAAATACAGATAAAAACAAGAGCTTATACATTGGTAATGATGGCGCAACTTGGGATACTATTTCTCATAACGCTAATGTAACTTCTTTTTCTACTGATACTACCGAACATATGCGTATCAATAGTTCGGGCAACGTAGGTATTGGTACTACTAGTCCAACGAGTAGATTACATTTATCAACAACTGCATCAGTTGCAGCAAGGATAATAGGCGCAAATTCTTCATATACATCAATGTTTATTGGTAATACAGCTACGGGTGCTGCAACATTATGGCTTGACGGAGCAAATGGAGATTTATCAGGCTCTGATTATGCTGCAATAAGACAAAACAATGATTTGACACTAGAATTATATTCTGCACCATTGGCGGGGGACTTAATAATGACACTCGGCGGAACGGAAAGAATGCGTGTCAAGAAAGATGGCAACGTAGGTATTGGTACTACTAGTCCTGCCGATATATTATCTGTAAACAGTTCTAGTACAGATACAATACTACACTTAACAAATACAAGTACAGGAACTGCGATATCTGACGGATTAAGAATGGGTCTTGTTGGAGCTTCAGCATATTTTTTGCTAAGGGAAAATGCGAATATGCTTTTCCATACAAATAATACCGAGCGTATGCGTATCACAAACGATGGCAAAGTAGGTATTGGAACTACTAGTCCTGCTGCTACGTTGCACGTAGACGGTTCTGTAAGATTTGAAGACTTAACAAGCGGTATTTTACAAGTAGATTCCAATGGAGATGTATCTGTAAATACTAGCTTAACATCTTATACCGCAGGTGGAGATTACGGTTTGACTTTGAGTGGAACTGAATTTAGATTAGAGGACGATAGAAGAAGAAACAGTACAACCACTGATATATACACAGGAAATACTCACGACTATACTTTCTACGATGCCTCAATAGGAATCCGTTGGTACACCGCAGGTTCTGAAGATATGCGTCTTGAAAACGATGGAGACTTACACGTTGATAGAGATGTTATTGCATACTCTACAACCATTTCTGATGAAAGGTTAAAAGACGATGTGCAGACCATTGAGAGTGCTTGTGAGAAGGTATCTTCGTTAAGAGGTGTTGAGTATACTTGGAATAGCGGTAGCCGAAAAGGACAGCGTGAGATTGGTGTTATTGCACAGGAAGTAGAAAAGGTTATACCTGAAATAGTTCGTGAGAAGAAACTTCCTTTAATGGACGATGAGGTTTACAAAACTGTAGACTATGAAAAGCTTGTAGCAGTCCTTATCGAAGCGAACAAAGAATTGCAAGACAGAGTAAGTAAACTAGAAAGCAAGTTAGATGGCATTACCGAGTAGTGGACAACTTTCTTTAGAAGATATTGCTACTGAACAATCGGTAACATTATCTAACGTCTCATTACGTTCAATGAGCAACACAGCAGGGTTCACTAGCCCTGATGCTGTTAGTGAGTTTTATGGATATAGCGCAGCTCCACCTCCTGACCCTGATACTACTAAGTTTTGGTTGTATAGCGGTGCTAATGACCGTCTTGTTTGGAGAGACAGCAGCCCTGCTATTAGCGGCTCTTCCGAAACAATGTCAATTAGCCTTTGGTTCAGAGTAGATAGAACAAGTAAAGATAATATGCTTCTGTTTGATATATATCCTCAAGGAACTACCACAAGTGCCAATCGTTTCTTCTTAAACTATAGCTCTAGTTTGAATAGATTTGTAGCACGTTACCGTTCTAATTCTACAAACTTTGACAGACAGTGGGCATTGCACGGAACAAATGGTAGCGTTACAGGGGTTACTAGTTCTTCCACAGGATGGGTTACTAGCCAACGTGGTAATGTAAATAGCGACAACTTTACACATATTGTTTTAACGTATGATGGTACACAATCTACCGCAAGTTCTGCGTTTAAGATGTATTGGAACGCAGGTGAATTAACAAATCAAGCTGTATCAAATAATGGCACAAGAAGTAACTTTGACTTCACTGAGATAACTTTTGGTAACGATTACAATAGCGGTACAGGCGATGCTTCAGGTTACGATGAGATGAGAGTATATGACAAGGTGTTAAGCTCAAGTGAGATTAGTGATATATATGGACAGGGTAGCCCTAGATTTAGCACTAGCGATGGCGTTACAACAGACTTAATTTTAGAAGATAGAGCTGAAGCTGCAACACCTACAGATAGTGCAGGACAGTGGACGTTACACGCCTCTAGCGGTACTTTAACAACTTTGTAATATGGAAGATTGGAGAAAGGAAGCATACAATGAAGAAGGCACTCTTTGGGATGTTTGGTACAAGGATGCTATTGTTGCTTTCACAGGAACAGAAGAAGAAGCTGACCAATTTTTAGAGGGTAAAATTAATCAGTAACTCGTATATTTGATATTATTAAATATTTTATAAAATGTCTGAAAAAGTAAAACTAGACGAGTCTGTACTAGAAAGTATTGCTCAAACAACAAATGCTCAAGATGTAATTAGAAAAAAATTATTTGACTTGAGTAACAGCGAACGAATTATTAAAAGAGAAATTGAAAACCTTTGGGAAGAGTTCTACAAACTATCTGAAAGACTATCTCCGATACTACAGGATTTAGAAAGAGAATATGGCACTGATAGTTATATAGACCTTTCTGACGGCACTATAACACCAAGTGGAAATTTACCCGAATAATGAAAAGACTTAAAGCAGGAGTTGTAAACACATTATCTTTTGTAAAGCTAGCAAGTTTTACTACAAACTCTTTTTCAATAAAATTAGAAAAGGTAGTTGGTACGAAGTCACTAACGCTATCGTCACTTACAGATAGTAATAGTTTAGACTCTTGTAAAGACTTTATCACACTAAATGTTGATTTATTGTCCAATGATTTAGATGGTGGTGAATACACACTTACACTTATATATGGTTCTGATGAATACACCTATCTAGCCAGCGTTGAAGACTATACAATCACTCAAAGTGGAACAGGTATATATGCTGATAGTGTAAAGTTCACAGACTTGTAAATTATAGTATATGGGATTAATAGATAACATTACAGAATTTTTTGCACCTAAAACTTACGTACAAGCTACGGGTAGTGCAGTTGCTTCAAACGCACTAGAAAACACTATTCGTGATTTGAATATGCGTTACAAGCTTGGTCAAACTACCGAGGGT